AGCGGCGCGATCAGCGCGCAGGAATTCAACGCCGCGCTCGGTGAGATTAGGTCTGAAGGTCTGGCGATCCAAGCCCAAGTCCAGAGTGAGGTCAGCTTTGTCGGAAGCCTCTCGGCATCCTTCGAGGACTTGAAGCGTCAGCTCGCCGACACCCAGCAGCAGGCGGCCGGCTTCGCGGCTGATCTCACGCAAGGTCTTACCAGCGCGTTCGAGGGACTCTTCAATAACATCGCACGCGGCAAGGCTAGCTTGCGCGATTTCGGCGCGGTCATCCTGCAAGTCATCACGCAAGCCATCGCGCGTCTTGCGGCTCTGCAAACTGCGAGCGCGTTCCTGAACATCTTCAGCGGTGGCGCGGCTGCTGGCGGCGGTGGCATAGGCCCCGGCGTGGACGGCGTGCCGCTCGGTGCGGTGGCTCGCGGCGGCATTATCCCCGGCCACATGGTCGAGGCCAAGTCGATGACGAACGATACCGCCAGTCGCTGGCGGCAGATCGGATCGGCCCTGAAGGCGGGGTCTCCCGTGCGATCCTACGCGCGCGGCGGCGTGGCCGACAGGCCGCAGGTGGCCGTGTTCGGCGAAGGCGGCGCGGAAGCCTTCGTGCCGCTTCCTGGGCCGAATCGCGGGATCCCTGTCGAGTTCAAGAGCCAGCCGCGCCGCGAGCGCGGAGGCGATTCTGCGCCGGCTACTCAGGTCGCGCTGACTTTGAACGTCGGCTCGCTCGATCCGCGCACCGCGGCCGATGTGGTGCTCGCGCAGATGCCGCAGATCCAAGCGGCGATCACGCAAGCGATCCAAGCGGGCCGCGACCGCGCGCTGCTGTCTGCTGTTCGTGGAGCGATGAGGTAGCACGATGGCGCAGATCTTCCCTGCTACGGACTCGTTCGCAACCAATGGCGTACAGCCCAACTCTCCCAACAGCGGGGGAGTCTATGAATTTCACAGCGGATACCTGCGAGCACGGCCGCCGACATTCAGCACGACCATCGGTGCAAATACCTATAGCTGGAGTCCTTCTAGCTTCAATCTTGTCGATGCTTACTCGACAAGCTCAACGTCTGGCCGTGTCGCCAGTCTGTGCGAACTTTCCGTCGCATCGCCGAATTTCACGAGCCCATCCCGCACGAGCACTGGGATGTTTTTGTGGCGGCAGTACTTCGAGGATGACTGCGTCGTTTCCGCGCTGTTCTCTCATCGTGTTCTGAGCGGTGCTCAAACTTCGCGAGGTTTCAAAACAGCTGGTGTCGTGGCGCGTTACAGCGCACCTTCAATCGCTGGAGCATCAGGTAGCGGATACTTTCTGGACGGCAACGGCTACGCATTCGTCCTGATGTCCGATCCAGCCAATGGGGATGCTCACCGATTCTTGCTTCTGAGATTCAACGGAGCATCGGTCACAGTGCTGGCATCAGCTAGCGCGTCCAGCAGTCTTCCTGGGTTCGCAAGATCTTCTCTGCTGGCTGGGATCACGTTAAAGCTGTCCGCTCAGACTGTGGCCGGCAACGTCGAGCTAACGTGCAGTGCGAAAAGATCCAGCACGGCATCGGCCTTCGTGACGGTACTCAGCGCGACCGATAGCTCTGGAAGCAAAGTAACGGCGAACGGGCGCGCCGGCTTCATCATGGGCGGCTACGACGATCTGGCGCTGAATCCGCTGGCTGGAGAACAGAACAGCTACAGCACTACGCTCTGCCACTGGTTCCAAATCTACGACACCGCCACAAGCTCATACCATATGAAGGATGAGTGGCAGCGGTACGAGATGCTCGGCAGAACTTCATCAACGCCGACTGTCACTGGGCCGTGGGTCGATGCGAACGGCGCGTCTGGTCTGTACGCATCCGGTCTCGCTGGAAGAAACCTAGCGAGCCTCTATCAAAGCCAAGACGGGTATGCGAGCACCAGTACTTCGCGCAACAAATGGTCAATCAATAGTAGCGACGTTGCTATCAATAACATCACGAATGATTCATTTGTTGCTCACAACGTATACCGCTGCAAAAACTTCTACGCATCCGATAGGTCGCTTGACATCAAATTTGAGAGTGCCGTTGCGGTTCAGAGCGTATGGATTTTCGCGCGAGCAAGCGTCGAAAGTTCGGCAACAAACCCAATACATCTGAACGGGGCTCGATCTGCTGTTAGCTGCTACAAGCTGCGTATGCAGATTGGAAGTACGAGCGGTGGAAATTTGACACGACTGTTCATAGATGACATCTCGTCATCCGGAGGCGTTCAAACCATCGCACAGATGCCGTCGGCGATAGCTCTGGGCACGGGAATATTCACTGGCCTATCTCTATCGAATTTCTTCACGCTCAGGTTCAAGGTCTACAACGATCCCAACACGAATCCTCCGCAGGATGCGAACGTGAAGATGGCCGTCTACATCAACGGCACGCAGGTTTTGGTTCCGCTTGTCTCTCCTCCGGTCGCTGGAGTATCTATTGACGTTGACGGTCTCACACTCGTAGACAGCAGAGCTGCAAGCACCATCTGGGGACGCAAGGTCGGGGGATGGTACGAAGGTTTTGAGGTGACACCGCAAAACACCACAACGTCAAACAGCTTCCGAAACTGGTCGGACTTGTACGTCGCCACGGGCGTGAGCGCAACACGGCCCACACCTCCTGGGCCTTTCCCTGTGCAAGATACTGAGCAGGGAGACCTCGGTGAAAACGATATGGCTACCATCGCGCTCAATAGCGAGTGCGTAGGCAAGACGGGCACGCTGACCGTGCCATACGACTGGGGCGTGCAGGAGCAAGCCAAGGCCGAAGCTATCGTCGCGCCGTTCGAGGCCGGATACCGCGTGCGAAGCGTGCGCCACACTCGCCAGCGCAGGCGGTGGACGATCCGCGCGAACGCGATCACCGACAGCGAGCGCACCACGCTGCTCAACTTCTGGACATCGCACAAGGGCGCGGAGATTCCGTTCGACTGGGCCGAGCCCGAGACGGGCGCAACCGTGGCGGTGCGCTTTGCCGATGATTCGCTCGGTGTCACGCTCGCCAACCCCGCGGTGCGCCAGTTCGAGTTCATCCTCGAGGAGGTCTTCTGCTAGGCCATGAAGGACTTTCAGAGCACAGTCATCGCGGCGGCGAAGAATCAGCTTGAGAACACCGCTCCTTTTATCTGGCTGATCTCGGTCAAGGTTCCGACCGACCCGCCCACGCGCTATCGCATCACAAACTACCACGCGCAGGTCGAGCGCGGCCAGAACTCGGCCGGCGATCCGCTAGTCTTCTATCCGTTCCCCGTGGCTGTCGGAGACTTCCGGCAGACGCAGAGCGGCGATCTGCCCAGCTCGACGATCAATGTAGCGAACGTGTCGCTGGAGCTGATGACGAACCTGCACACCTACAACGGTCTGGTCGGGCAGGACATCGTGATTCGCTGGGTGCGCGCGGACGCGCTCGAAGACCCCAATGCCGAGTACAAATTCGTCGGCCAGATCACGGGCTGCGTGGTCGATGCCGGCGTGGCTTCGTTCACATTCGGCACTCGCAACCTCCAGCAGGCTCCGTTCCCCCGAAACCGCTGGGTCGCCAACCACTGCCAGTGGAGGTTCGGCACGAACGAATGCGGCTACGCAATCGTGACCGGCGGCACGAACACCATCGGCGGCGGCTTCACCTCATGCCCGAGGACTCTTCAGGCGTGCGAGGATCGTGGCGCAGACGAGACCGCGCGAGGTCTCACGGCGCAACATCCGCAGAGATTCGGCGGCTTCCCTGGCATCCAGCGCGGCAACCAATGATCTCGATGCTCGATCTCGTGGGACTGCGCTACCGCAAAGCTGGAACGGATCCGGCTACTGGCGTGGACTGCCTGTGGGCGGCACGCGCTGCGCTCGAGCGCATCTTCCCCGACCTTCGGCCTGAGGAGTTCCCGCTCGATAAAGCTGCGGCCCTGGAGATGTCAGAAAGCGCCGACGCTTGGATTCGAGTCCCAAGCGCGTGCGAGCTCGGCGATGTGGTCTTCGGTTTGCAGCCGGAGCCTTGGGTCGCGGTGCTTGTCGATCCGGTCGGACGTTACTGCTTTACGGCTAATCGCACGCGCGGCACGCACTTGGTCTTCCAAGGTAACCTAGGCGCGATCCATTCGACGTTCAGAAGGCGTGCTACCCGATGATCAAGATCCGCTCGACACCCATCTGGTTCAGCCGGCAGAACGAGACCGCGGTCTATCGTAGCTGGTCGGAGGGCTTGCGCGTGCGCGACGTGCTCGACGATCCTGAGCGCGAGGGCTTGTGGGTCGCAGTCAATCGCGAGCGGTGCGAAGAGCTAGAGCGACTGCTGCAAGATGGGGACGAAGTTCTGGTCAGCACGCGGCCGGCTGGCATTGCGCCAGCCGTGCTGAGCTTCTTCGGCAATGTGATCTTCTACGCGGGCGTGTCGTACATCCTTGGCAAGATCGTCTCGACGCTCACCAAGTCGAAGAAGCGCAACGCAGACGAAGGCAGCGCCACCTACGCATGGAGCGGCTTACGCAACGACCGACTTGAGGGACAGCCGAAGCAGGTCATCTACGGGCAGATCCGCATGGCTCCGCAGGTGCTGGATGAGTACCTGGAGACGCGACCGAACACGGGCGAGAACGACCTCAATATGCTGATGGCCTTCGGCGAAGGCCCGATCACGGCGGTCGGTGATATCACGACCGACACCGACAGCGCGGTTCCGCTCTCGAGTGACGATGCAGCCAACCCTCTGCCAGTCGGCATCCAGATCGAGGGCAACTCCGCTGAGAACTTCGGCGGCATCAAAGCGTGGGTGCGGATGGGCACAAGCGAGCAGGAGTCCGTTCCGGGCTTCTCTCAGATCTACACCGACTACAGCGTGGGCATCACGCTCACGCAGGAAGAGACATCAGGAACCGATAACAACGCGATCGCTACGGATCTAGGAACATACCCATACAACTCCAGCGCGAACGCTGCGGTATGGTCGGCATATGGAGCGGCGATTGACATGACCAGCGAAGCCGACGCGTGGTCTTGCCTGATTGACTTCCCGGCGGGCCTATATCGCATCACGACTAGCGGCGCGCTGGCGACCGCATATTTCAAGCCGCAGGTGCGCTACATCGAGCTGGACGGCGGCGGGTCTCCGATCACAACTGGCGGCGACAATGGCGACGGCTACGTCTACGTCCCGATCGTTGTAGAAAACGATGCAGCCGTGGCCGTGCAGGAGTCTTTCAACTACCAGATGCAGGGCGTGTTCTGGGATCCGGCGACATACACCGCGCCGACTCAGGGCAAGGCTTTGTCGATGTCGGCAACATCTGGCGCTACGATTGCCGTAGCAAGCACGGGCGGCACGCCGACCTTGCCGTCAACGGTTACAACCGCTACCGATCTTTCGGGCTTCTCGTTTTCGGTCTGGGTCAAGATGCCCACCGAAGCGTATGCCGGAAGTTTCTCGCAAAACTCGCGTCGGATTCAGCACCGCTCCGGCAACTTCGGCTGGACGTTCGAGATGCGAACCTATGTCCAGCAGCAGACCCTCACGGGCTACTGGCTGCTCTCGCGCAAGTACGACCTGACTTGCGGAACAGGCTCTGGCACTTGGACTACCAATCCTTCGATCTACGACTCGGAAGTCATCGCCACGAGCGGATCGGCTCCCACGCCGACTGCGGTCTGGGAACATCTTGCGGTGACTTACGCTCGCAGCGACTTTGACGGAAAGACGCGCGTGCGCTTCTATCGCAACGGCGTGCAGATCGGAACCAAGGCCGGAACCGTAGGCACTCTGGATGTTCAGCTGACCAATATGGCGATCGCCTTCGGCAACATCGCCAACACGAAAGACTGGAAGGCCGACGAGTTCCTGTATGTCGCTCGCACGCTCTCGCCGGCCGAAGTGTCGCAGCAGTACAACAACGGCATCGGTCGGTACAACTCGCCAGCGGTCGATCAGTTCGCGCTCTACCACTTCGACTCTGGAGCTGGAACGACTGACAGCAGCGGTCGCGGGAACACGCTGACCACGGTCACTAATGCCACGACCGGCACGGATGCTGGCCTGATCTACACGGGCTCGACTGCCGCGATCAAGCGTGGCAAGTATCGCGTCGAGGTGCTGCGGCGCAACATCAAGAGCACCTCAAACTTCGTCAGCGACCAGAGCGTGTTCTCGCAGTTTATCGCGCGCGACTCGGCCACGCTGACCTACCCGTACACTCCGATCCTCGGGATGAAGATCCGCGCGACCGAGCAGCTCAATAGCTCGGCCCCTACCGTGACCGCGCTGGTCAAGGGCGTGAAGTGCCCCGTATACGACGGCACGGGCGTAACCTACCAGTGGACGAACAATCCGGCGTGGGTCGCGCTCGACATCATCTCGAACCCGCGCTATGGCCGCGGCATCGACTTCCCGCTGTCGCGCTGCAACCTCGAAGACTTCAAGGCGTGGGCCGACTACTGCGACGGTCTCATTTCTGCCGGCAGGTCTTTCGATGACCAAGCGATGGACGAAACCGCCAGCCCCGGCGGCACAAGCCCGATCCAGAATCTCTACTACAGCAGCGCGCTCAATTCGGGCTACGGCGGCATCAAGATCTACTTCCGATGGAACGTTCCGACGGCCACCGTACCGCCGACGTACTACAAGGTCGGACGCTTCCTGGCTTTCTCTGGAGTGCCGACAACCGGCGGCGGCATTTCGGTCGATCTGAACACATCCAACATCTCGGGCTACGAGATCACCGAGATCGAAAACACGGGCGCTGGCTGGTCGGTGACGTTGAAGTACGACACGGCCACCTATGGCGACCCTTGGACTGACAACCAATACTGGGACACCGTAGTCACGCCTGCGCTGGTGGGCACTTGCAAGATTGTCGAGCCGCGCTTTACCTACAACGGCGTGTTCGATGACTTCACCAACGCTTGGGATGCGATGGTCAGCGTCTGCCAGACGGCGCGCGCGATGCCGATGATCGAGGGCGGCATCGTTCGCGTGCGCTACGAGCGTCCGCGCAGCGCGGTCGCGCAGGTCACGA